GCTGTGCCTCCCGAGCTTGCCGATTACGTTGTTGAGATCCCGCCGGATCAGGATATTGTCAATAACGGTGTGGCGGTCGAAATGGCTCTGATTGGTATCCCGATTATCAGACAAATCAAGCTGTACGCTTCTTATATTTACGCTGGATCGACATTTGATCCGCGACTGGAAGGAGTTGAATAATGGCAATTAACGGAAATTATTATGATTGGGAAAGCATAGAGATTCAGCTCCCTTCCGGGATTGCAATCGGTATAACGGAAATCAGCTATTCCGATGAAAAGGGCGTTGAAGCTCGATACGGTAAAGGATCAGTCCCCAGGGGCTACGGGCGAAAGAATTACAGCGCGTCCGGGTCGATGGTTTTGGATAAGGATGAGGCTGAACGATTAAGGGCCGTTCTCGGAGGGTCGGTTTATAAGGCGGTGCCTTTCCCGATTATTGTGTCCTATTCCAATGCAGACCAACCAGTCATTGTTGACACCCTGCCGGATGTGAAGATCACCAAAGCCGACACAAGTGCAAAACAAGACGACGATAATGCAGGCGCACAGACATTTGATTTTGTGATCTTGTCCCCGATTAAATGGGGTGGAAGGGCGGCATATTAATGACCGAAGAAAAATATATTACCCTGTGGGCCGAGTTTGTGGACTTTGACGATTTTGACGTGAAAGTCAGTTATCAGTTTAAAAAGCCGACGACTCAACAGGTGGCCAGGGCAAACAAAGAGATGTCCAAAGCTCCCGAACGGGCTTTTAAAAACCTTCTTTTGGAAGTGGTCAAGGAAGACCAGAAAGAAGATTTCCGCAAGGTGGCCGATGAGTACCCAGGTGTCGTGGTTTCCTTTGCCGATGAAATATATCGCCGGATAGGATACGGAAGCCTGGGAAAGTAGTCAAGGAGGCCAAGGACGGCCTTGACAGTATTGACCAGATGGCGGCTTTGATCGGTCAATATCTTAGGCAGGACCCGGAAGAGGATTTTGAAAGGTTCATCAATCAAGCGGCGAAAGCTCTCTGGTTGGAAGAGCGATACTTTAAAAACATGGCTCAGTTTTTCAAGGTGAAATAGTGGCTTTAGGGGATGCGTTTCAGGTTGCGGCGGTCATGAAACTGGTTGATATGGTTTCCGGTCCGCTCAAAAATATCCGGGGGGAAATGACGAACGCCGAAGGTGGCGCAAGCTCTTTGTCCTCAAGGATGCGAACCCTTGGAACGTCCATGAAGCCGCTTGCGATGGGTGCCGGGGTTGTGCTTGGGGCTTTGGCAAGCACTGCCTTTGCAACGATTGAAACCGGAAAAGCACTGGGCGAGTTGGCATCCGTTGGAATCAGCGACATGGAAGCCCTTGAAAGTGCCGCCACTGATTTCAGTAACAACTGGGCCGGAACAAACAAAGCCGAGTTTCTTGCCGCTGCTTACGATATCAAGTCGGGTATTTCATCCTTATCGGATGAAGGTGTTGCCGAGTTCACGAAGATGGCAGCCCTCACGGGTAAGGCCACAAAAAGCACCACGGCGGAGATGACATCCCTTTTTGCTACGGGTTACGGGATTTACAAGGGCATGTACGAAGATCTTAGCGATATGGAGTTTGCGGAGGTTTTCGGGGCCGGTATAGCCGCGAGTGTGCAGGCGTTTAAGACGACCGGTTCAGGCATGGCTCAGGCTATCAGCACTCTTGGAAGCGCAGCTTCAACCTCCAATGTGCCACTTGAGGAACAACTGGCTATCCTTGGTATGTTACAGCAGACCATGACCGGCGGGGAGGCTGGAACCAAGTACAGGTCTTTCATGCAGGCAGCAACCGGCGCGGCCGAAAAGTTGGGGTTACAGTTCACGGACACGAACAATCAGCTTAAATCCATGCCGGAAATCCTTGAAATCATGCGGAAAAAGTACGGCGAAACCCTGGACGATATTGAAAAGGCCGACATTAAAAAGGCTTTTGGTTCTGATGAGGCAATGGGGTTGATCACTCAGCTTTACGACAAAGTTGATACCCTTTCCGGAAGCATGGAAAGCCTCAAGACCTCTATGGTCGAAGGTGAATCGTTCACGGCAAAGATGGCCGCCACCATGAACCGGGATTTAGGATCGGTCCTTCAGATTGCACGTCAAAGATTCGGGAATTTACTTGAAACGGTCGGGAAAGTTTTTATCCCCGTGATTTTGCTTGCGGCTTCTGCCGTCTCGAAAATTGCGACGGCACTACAAAAATTTGCAGATACCAAATTGGGTGCGACTATTCTTGGACTGACCGGCATTCTTGCGGCTGCGGTGATAGCGATCACGGGGCTTGCGTTGGCTATCGGCAGCGGTGCAGCGGCAATGCCGCTTTTAACTGCCGGGCTTGCGCCTTTAAAGGCGGCTTTGCTCGGAATCAGTTGGCCGGTATTAGCGATCATTGCGGCGGTTGGTGCGCTTTATCTGGCGTGGAAATACAACTTCGGCGGCATCCGTGATTTCATGGGGCTTGTCGGGGTTGCTCTCAAAGCGATGTCAGAAAAATTCAAGGAAGCCACTGCCGGTGTAACCGGGGCGTTTTTGCCTGCATGGGAGTCTTTAAAGACTGCCTTAGCCCCTGTGGGGGAACTGTTCAGCTATATCAAAAATGAGTTGCTCGGGTTCAAGGCTTCAGCCGGCAATGAAAGCGACTGGGTTGCTATTGGTTCCTTTTTTGGGAACTTTGTTGCGGCCGGTGTAATAGCACTTGCCCATGCGTTAGGGTATTTAATTTCCTTTTTCGGCGGGATTATCCATGTTTTGAAAGTGAGTTACAACGAAATCCAGCTTTTCTGGGAAAGACTTGTCCAGGCTAAAAACGAAATAGTTGCCCTGTTCGATTTTAATCTGTTCGAAGCCGGTGCGAAGCTTTTCTCAACGTTGACGGAGGGAATCAAAAGCAAGGTGAGCGGGCCGATTGAGGCGGTCAAGGGCGCTCTTTCCGGTATCAGGGACATGTTACCATTCTCGGATGCCAAAGTCGGGCCATTAAGCCAATTAACTGCATCAGGGCGGGCGCTCACGGGAACACTCGGAGAGGGAATAAACCTTTCCGCTCCTGACTTCGCAAGCCAGTTTTCCAAAGCGATCGAACTCCCCGCCGTAAAGATGGAAACGGCAAAGGCTGACAAGGGGAAAAGCGTCACGATACGGATTGAAAACCTGAATTTAGAAAAGGTCCAGAACGCGGAGGATTTTATATCTCAGCTTCAGGGTTTGGTGATGGCATATGACAGTTGACGGATATTTGACTTTTGAAGATGGCGAGATCAGGCTCGGGGGTTTTACGGTCCCTGGGGTGTTGAGGTCTTTGTCTGTCAATTCCAGGGTGAGAATGGATGAGGCTGAACAAGACGGCCTTTCGGGGAAAGTCAAAGTTCCGATGGGTTGGGAAGATGCCGACATATCCGCAATTGTTGAGCTTTTAACCGATGAGTTTAGCACCTGTTATGACAAACTCCATGAGCTTAACCGGATCTTTAAAGGCACCAACAACGGCGGCAATCCCAATATTTACGATATTGTGAACGCCCATGCCATTTCAAGAGGTATCGAGCGGGTGGTGTTTTCCGGACTGTCATCGAGTGAAACGGACCAGGATGATGTGATTGCGGCGACCTTGAATTTTATCGAGCATATCCCGCCGGTCACGAAAGTCGAAGAGCGAGTTGTGGCAAGCGGCACCACAGGAACGGCATCGAGCACACCGTCGACAACGGAAGAGCCGGAAATGGACAACAGCATGATCGAGGGGGTTGCTTGATAAACGGACTGAGGACACATTTAAAAATAGGGTTATATGAAGCCCTGAGAGTCGTGAGGATGACTTTAGCCTGGCAGAGGCATAATCCCCTTTGCCGGGCTAAGATTGTCCTTCCTGACCCTTTAGGAGCGATAGGCAATTATATTCAGACGGGTGACGCTGTGTATATCCGATTTGGATATCGGGATCAGGAACCCGGCACCTGGACCGGGAGTGTTGAACTGGCCAAGACCGGAAAAACAAAAGACCAGTTTGAGATATCCGCAGTCGGCACCGAATTACCGTTGACGACTCACAGGGTCAAGCAATCATGGGAAAACGAAACGCCCGAGGCCATTATCCGCTGGGCTGTCAATTCTGCAGGGTTACAATTGGGAAGGATTGACAGCCCAGGGGTGACTTTTCCGAGATTTTCAGCTGCCAATATTCCCGTGTGGCAAGTGGTTAAACAGTGTTCACGGACTTGTGCTCAGTCGTTCGGGCTTGACATGTCAAAATGGGCATTATGGAACGGCTCAAACGGTGTGAATTGGGGCGACTTTGACGAAGAATCAACACAAATTCCAGTTGTGGCCACGGCTGCAGGATTGATTGAACATCGGCCGGCAGATGGAAAAAACGCCATGCTCGGCCAGGTGACGACATTTCTTTTACCGAATTTCAGGGATTCAATGGTTTTCAGGCTGACAGACACACGGCGCGGAGTCGATGAATATCTGAGAGCTTTGGAAGTCTCTCATGTAATCACGCCAAGCTCGGCGCGGACAATCATTGCTTACGGGGCTGAATATGCAAGGAGCTGACCTTTTC